GGTAGTAGGACGGATCATAGAGGCCGATGTCGCCTTCAGAGCCGAGAGCCGGTGCCCTGTCCGCCAGCAGCAGCGGCATGCCCAGGAGCCGCCCGGCTACGTTTTCCCTCGCATCCGGCTGGAAGATGTACCGCGTGCTCGCATCCTGCAGGACGAGGATCTGGGGAAGCGTGGTCTGGGATGCGACCCAGATCGGGGAGCCGCCGAACTTCAGGCGGGCATACATCCCAATAATATCTGCGAAGGCGATCTGTGAGGCCGTGGCGCGGGTGTAAGCGATCTTGCACGGCGCGTTGATAATACCTGTCGGCTCGCTCGCGCCGGTCCCGGTGAGAATCTTCGTATCCTCCCATGCAATCAGGGCCCTCCGAAGCAGGGTCTGAATCAGGGCCGAGCACGCCGACCAGTTGCGAAGCAGCTTGTCGGTAACGGTAACGAACGCGCCGGTCTCGTGAGGCTGGAGCTTCACTTCCCGGATCTTCGCGTCCGTCTCGGTCAGGGTCGCGCCCTCGGAAGTGGCATAAACCGCAACGCCGCCGTACATATTCGACCCGGAACCCTGATCCAGCGCGGGCATGGTCAGGTCGGTATCCGGCGAATCCCCTGCCGGTATGACCGTGCATCGCGGCCGCCAAATCGCATCCTGCGGAGTGACCTGAAGCAGCGTCGGAATGAACGCGGGCGGAACGGCGAAGCCGCCCGACTCACCGACAACCATCTGCTGCGCACGCAGTTCCATAAGACGCGGATCGGTCGGCGTAAACCGCACCGCATACAGGAATTCCCCAAGGCTCTTGAACTCCTTCTTGTCCGGCGGCGCGTTGGTTACAGGCGGCCGGAGCGGGTCGTCGATACGCCGTCTCATTTCCAGTTCCGCCACGGAGAGCCTTTCCTCCCTGGCGACCTGCGCCTTGATCTTCTCGGAATCCGCCTCGAACTGCTCGTAGGAGCGGGTTTCCTCTTCCGTCAGATCGCGCTTTTCCTCGTCGGCCTTGTCCAGAATGCCGCGCATCTTCGCGACGATCTCCGCATACTGAGACCGCAATTTTTCGATTCTGTCCATGTTATAACCTCCTTGAGTTAATCCCGGCGGCCATGTCGATAATCCTGATCCGTCGGCGTAACAGTTCGCGCCGCCAGGGATGCTCCGGGGTTTCCGGTTCCTGTGCGGCGCGCCACTTGTCAAATGAACGGAAAGCAACGTCCGTCCCCTCATAAAACGGGTATGTGACCGCTGAAACGTCATAAAGTTTGACCTTAGTGAGCGTCCGCAGGCGTGGCTCCTTTTCGCCCTCCCACGTTTCACCAAGCGTCTCAAAGGCAAAACTCATCTGGGAGATGTCCCCGCGTTCGATTGAAATAAGTAGGTCTTTCGCCTGCTGCGTTTCCGGCGGGTCGATTTCGGCGAACAGCCCTTTCGTGTCCTCGGACAGCCGGAGCGTCCCGGCCTTGTTCCGGCCAAGAACGATATTCGGGTCATGGTTGAACGTCGCCCGCACATCATCGGCTTTCAGGGAATCGGCGAAGGCCCCCGGAGCGATCTTCTCGAGAAACCATCCGCCGCGATCCGAGACCTGATTGAACACGGCTGCATGGCCTTTGATCATGGGCCGCCCGTCCGTCCTGAGTTCGATTTTGTAACCGTCGATGTCATAGGTTCTTTTTTCGAGTTGGTTCATTGTCACTCCCCTGTCGGAGGTTCCCCGATGCTTTCGCCGGTGGGCGTGCTCGGGTTGATATGGGGGTTTTCGTAAACATCCCCGCCCTCATACGGATTCATGTTTTCCAATGCCCGGACCTCATTCGGGTTCATGATCCGGTTCGCAATGGCAATAGAGTAAGCGGTATAACGGGCGGCCGTGTCGCCCCGCAGCAGGCCGTCGAGCTTAAATTCCGCGAAGATCCCCCGCTTCCGGTCTGCCTCCGTGATCAGATGTACGTTGATGGACTTCTCAATCCTTGTGACCCAGGGCCGGATGGTGTGAACGACGAACGAGAGGAAAAACTGCTCCGCGCTTGCGTAGGTGGACGTGTTGTCCGGATGTCCAATCAGGACGCAGGGAACGCGGAAGATTCTGGCGATTTCCTCAATCTGAAACTGGCGGGACTGTAAAAATTGTGCATCCTCGTTGGACACGGATATTTGATGCCATTCCATGCCCTCTTCAAAGACGCCGATGCTGTGGACGTTTTCGCCGCCGAACGTGGAGTTGAGCGATTCTTTTAAGTGTTCAAGAGCGGTCTCTTTGAGCTGCCCCGGATGCTTGATGTAGCCGGATGGGCGGGCATTGTTCTTAAAGAACCTCGCGCCGTATTTGTCGGCGGCCATGGAGATCCCGATGGACTCCCGCGCCTGCGTGATAGGAGACAGGCCGACTATCCCGTCACAGGATAGCCCCTTGAGGTGCCATATCTGATCTTGCGGATATTGCTTCTCTTTCCCGTCCGCCGGATTGGTGTACTTGTAAACCAGCGCGCCGCTGTCGCTCCGTTCGATCTTCATCGAGTCCGGCATGAGCGGGACCAGTTCGACCACCGCGCCGGAGGCTTCCCGCACCTTCTGGGAGAAGAAATTCCCGCGAAGGTTCAGGTGCGCCATGCCCTGTTCCCAATACTCATAGGCGGTCTGGTCCTGATTCGGCTTGTTATGGAGGAGGCCCCAGAGAGGATGTTCCCGGACGGCATCCTTGCCCCCGTCCTTGCGGGCCTGATAGATGAAGAGCGGGAGAGAGGCGACGGTTTCAGACAGCACGCGGACGCAGGCATAGACGGCAGAGACCGTCAGGGCGGTATCCGCCGTCACGACCTCGCCGCTTGCCGCTGCCACGCGCTCGGAGATGACCTTCAAAAAGCCTTCGGAGCCCAGCGCGCCCCGAAGCTGGTTGACGGCCCACCTTCTCATGCGGTCACGGAGCTTTCCCATGGCTGCAGGATATGGGTTAATGCGGATTTCGCACGGAACAAACGGGAATAAACAGGACTAAAGTGACGGTTTTTTAAGCGGTGGAGTCTTTTGATATGATTTCGATGATGACGGCTCGCCGAAAACGAAGGCACCTGTCGCCCATCTTGACGCCCGGAAGTTTGCCGATGTCATGCCATGAATAGATGGTTTTCGGCTTGACGCGGAAGATTTCGGCCACCTCATCGGCCCTGAGAAGATCCTTGTCGGGGATGGTCCAGACTATTGTCGATGTCATTGATCACCTCGTGAATACAATGTTTTCGGCGTCGATTCCTTCCGCTGCCCTGCGGTCACTGCTGTGCGGCGTCATGCTGTTGAATCGGTTGTCGGTTGTGAATCCCGCGGTGGTCATGATACACATAATCGCCCCCTTGCTGGCCTCCGACACCTCGATCAGGCAGGACTTGATATGGGGCAAGGTCCGCTTCATCCCCTTCACGACTTCAAGCTCCTGCCCGTCGATGTCGATCTTGACTTGATCTGGGCGCGTTGGTCGCAGTTTGTCGATTGACGCAATCCACGTTCGCCCTTGGCGGTTCGTGACTTGCGCCCCGGACTCCCCACATGCGCCGTCGCCGCGATCCAGATCGACCCATCCGGTGCGGTTCCCGATTGCCTGCCGGTATGCCTTGATATTGTGATAGCGGTTCATTTCGATATTCTTGACGAGCGCCGCATAATTCGCTTGCATCGGCTCAAACGCCCAGATGGTCATTTCGGGATAGAGCGAGGAGGCAAACAGCGAGTAGACGCCCACATTCGCGCCGATGTCGAAAAAAATGTCATGCGGAGAGAATGACTTGATCCAGGCAAGACATTCCGGTTCCTTTGTCCAAAAAGTATCATGGCGATACTTTTCCATCTTCGTCTCAGTTCGCATCTTGAACGGCAAGAGGTTAGTTTTAATCCCCTCAACCGCCGACGATGTTATGACTGACCGCCTTATTTCTTCGTCCGTCGCTTTCATCGTCTCACCCCCTCCATTTCCCAACATTGGATTGACACATAGACAGGCCCCGTCGCTTCGTTGACGGCCCATTCCATCGTTGCCCGGAGCCGGTCCGGCGTATCCGGCGCCATGACGGTCAGCCCCGGCATGGTTTTCATCAAGGCCACGTCCTCCATGCACTCGTGCGACGTTCCGGGGCCCGTTGGCAGCATTCCGGCCATAGCGCCTACGAAAACGATGTGCCGACGTTCGAGACAGGCGTTATATATTTGCTCGTTTGCCCGCCTGCAGAGGAAGGCCGCGAAGGAATGCACAACCGGGATGAATCCACCCGCCGCAAGCCCCGTTGCCATGCTCACCATGTCCTGCTCGGCAATCCCGCATTGGATGAACCGGTCCGGATATGCCTGTTTGAACGCCGTCAGGCCGCAGTCAGGCTCTAAATCAGCGTCCATGACCACCACGCGCTTGTTTACGCCGACTTCTTTCAGGATGTATGGATACCCCTTGGCCAGCGTGAAAACGTCGCAGGGGCGAACGTAGGGCCGTTTTTCGGCCAGTACCAGATGGACGCCGGGAATCCTTGCGCG